TCTTCGTCGTTACTTCCCATGATTTATATACCTCTCATTTAGAATTTAAAGTTTCTCCTCACATTTTTATTATTCATAGTGGCACTCCTAGCAGTTTCATCACTCTTTTGGATGTTCTTATGAGTAACGAAGAGTTTTTGTAGATAATCTAAAGGTAATGAATCAACCATGTGTTTATCCCAACCAAATTGATTAGCACAGAAATAATAGATTAAGTATCTGTTTTCTTCATTTCGTCCAAACTCTGGAATGTCGCCATCCAGTCCTCTATATAATCGGCTAAAGGGTGGTATCTCAGCACCTCTCTGAGTATAGTTTGGACAACTTTTGCGTCTAGTAATTTAAGTGTTGTCAAATCCCCAACTTTGAATGGGGCTTTCTTAATTACTTTCAATAATAAGTTTATTCTATATGTTTGTAAATCTATTTTAGGTTTTGTTACATCTGATAAATCGACAGAATTTCCTACTAATTCCTCAACATCACCGAATGTGAGAGAATCTTCAAATTCAACTATATGGTCAGTATTTTTATACTTAATTTTAACAGTTTGGATTCCCATAATTTTTAGAGTTGATTGTATCTTATAAAGGTTATGCCACTATAGCTTTTACTCTTGCAACTCTTGCCTTGAATGGTAAGTCTTGCATGACTGGTTCTACAGGTTCTAAACCTGTTACACTATGGGAGTCAAATGATAGACCTTGTAAGTCTATTGTGATTGATTTACCTGAATCATCAGCACTTGTTAAAACTAATGATGCTGCCACATTACTTCCATCTTCATCAATTCCACCTTTACCATCACCACTACCAACTCCACCACTACCAGTATAATCTTCTGCTTGGTCTAGTAAGTGTTGTAATAATAGATTATCTTTAAATGTTGTTGTGAATGAACCTGTAACTTCTAATACTCTTCTAAACTTTTCTTGTGCATGGTGGCTACCTAATCCGTACAATAATTCACCATTTTGGTTGAATGTTATGTTGAAACCTTGTACTTCTGCTATAGCTACTAGTGAAGATCCGTTAGAAACAGATAGAGTTCCATGAGCAAATGTTAAAGGTACACCTGTTACACTTGCCTGTGCTGTTACTGTTCCACTAGCAATTGCTGGGGATGTTGCTGTAACTTCTTTACCAAATGTTATATCAACTGTTCCATTAACTGCTTCACCTATTGATGTTGAAAGACCTATACTGTTAACTATTCCACCTAATAATTTTCTTGTTGAAAGGTTTGAACCCATCTGTACTTGAACTTGTGTTGCTATTGATTTTGTGATTACAGGTGCTTTATTCTCACCTATAGCTGAATTTGGATAATAATGAGGTGCTCCACTATTCCCTGCTGCACTAGATTCACCATAAATTCCACCGAAGATTGCATGTGATGTTCTAGTATCAAAAACAAATCCAACACTTAGGCTTCCTTGTTGTTGACCATATCCAAATGCATGTGGTTCTACTTGACCTAATTTGTTGAAATCTATTCTATTAGTTGTTAATGATAAAGTACTTACTCTTGTGTTTAATCCGAATGTTTTATCAGTTGTAGGACTGTTTCCTGCAAATGCGTTTGCTGCCTCAAATCCGTATAATACTGATGAGCCACCAGATGTGTAAACTTCTGCCATAATATAAAAGATAACGTATTCCTATTTAAAGATTATTAGGGGTCAGCCTTTCTTATAGATAATGTGAGGATATAACTATACATATTACGATATAGATAGTTTTTACTGAATGAACTAACCACACGTAAATCGGCATAACCTGTGCCTGTGATATTTTCTTTAATAATATCAACTACTTTCTTGACAACTTCATTATGTCTCTTTATATCCCTATAAGTCCTAATTTCTAACTCTAATAATTGATCATGCCAAAACGCCTGACCTCCAATACCAAAGTAATTAATAACTTCATTTTTTGGATAAATGACTAATTCATCTCTTCTATCATCCATAAATCCAACAGATCTTTTATCCCAGATAGCAGATATTCTTGGTGGTCTAATATCTTTCCATTTATTAGTGATGAGATCTTGAATTATAGTTACTGCATCATATGTGAATATTCCCATGCTTATTATTCACCTGAATGGTATTTATAATTGACGGTATATTTGAAATCCACCCATTCATCATTTTGACCATATGAGCCTTCGGCTGGTCTCATATTTTTAGTATGCTCATTCCATTCATAATCAGTCATGTGGTTTGGTTTTCTACCAACATACCATAGTTTCCTTGACACCCTATATGCGATAGAATCAATAAGTAATCTTTTGGTTGTTAATGGGTTTCTTTTATGTTCTTTTGGAGAGAAATTAATGGTCTTCATATATTTTTTAAAATTATCTGTTACACTCATAAATTGTTCCATGTTAGGAGAATCTCTTTCTTTATAATATTCTTCAACAATTTCATCATCTGACATACCAGCTATTTTAACATGTTCTACCCAAAATTTTATAGCTTCAATATTAGGTTTTGAGGTTGCAGGGTACCAACCTTTTTTGTAACTATCAGGTGTTGTGTCTTTTTTAACTTGCTCTGGTATGCTTGTTACAGATCTATTTCCAATAAAAGATTCCATCCACATATCTGCTGGATCATCTTCAATGTTAAAATTCTGCATTTGTGCTATGGCATTATCTATCTCTGCCTCTGTTGCAGATTCCCAAGCTTTGAAATTTTGAACATCTGAGGGTGTTGGGTATGATAAAACAACTTTTCCATCCCAATGTGAAGCTTCAACTAAATCATTCGTTGTAGGATTATCTTTAACTTCTTTATCCCCAACTTTTACAGAAGCATCTCCGTTAGCTTTTCTTATTCTTTTTACTCTTTTTAGACCTCTAAGTATAAGAAGAAGTTTTCCTGCCTTCTTAATTTTTTTAAAAAAACTCAATTAGTTATCACAAATACTTCTTTTCTATTCGTAATACATTGCTCAACATCATCTTGCCAATATTTCTTTGACTCACTTGGAGAGTTGATTCCTCCTGTTGGTAATTCATCCATACGGAAACTACTGTTTAGTAAATCAATAGCTGTCATTTTAATAACTGCATCTTTGATATCAGAAGGAACTGTCGTATCACCAGAATACTCTTCTCCTCCATATCTGTAAGTAACTCTACATCTGTTTTTTCTTAAAATTGAAAATAAGAAACCTCTCAAATGAACAGAGCCTCTTTCATACTCTACATCATACCATTGACCATTAGTTACAATATTTTCCCAAGTTGCACTAGCTCCTTGCCAAATCTCAATCTTATCACCTTGACTTGCATCGAAATCTAATATTCTTCTATGTTTTAGAAATATAGGAGTACCCCAACCAAATGTGTAAATTAAAGGTAAACTGTGAACTTCTCTTGTGATAGTTTTAACACGCCAAGCATGACCTGTTCTTCGATCAAATTCATCCTCTTTTCTGTTAATTATCTTTTCAACTTGCGCTTTATTAGGAGTAGTGTTAGCAGTAATGGGGACTCTGAGAAAATCAGATACATCTGCGACTGAGCAATAAGTTGTAGCCATGTAATATATAAACCGAGTATGTATTTAAATTTACTTAAAAACAACAGTCCATTCGGCTGAACCTGTGACATCTGCGAATATACCACTCTCAAATCTTCTATTAATATCTTGATAATTTCCCTCAGTTTCACCAAAAATAGTGAATTCTGCAGCACCTGATGTGGATGTGCCATTCTTGAAAATACATTTTGCTCCACTAGAGCCTTTTTTACTGCAAAAGACAGCTACTACTACGCCATGACTACCTTTTACAGCTGTATCTGCGTTGAATGAGATTACATTGTGGTTTAACTCTACCATGCTTATATGAGGATATACGACTATATAATGTTTTCTGAGAATAAAGAAAAAAAAGAGGCTTTTTGGACTCTAGTAGCCTATGACTAGAAATTCAAACACTTTATTTGCGATTGAAGTAGAGTTTGCTACTTCTGCAAATACTGCGCCTGCTGAACCGCCTACGGAATAGAGTTTGATTTTCTCATTGGCTTTGTCATATTCTACTTTGTATAGTGAATCTGTAAATTCAGGTATCACTGCAACGAGTGTAGAAATTCTTCCCTCTTTGAGGTCAGCTGCCACTCCGTTGGTTGCATAAGCGTCAGAACCACCAGCGGTGACTTTGACCTTATAGATTCGCAGTTTTGAAGTTAGTGCTGCTTGCCATGAGAGTGTTTTTCTCACGTTAGCTGCTGTCCAGTCGGATGTACTTACTGTAACTGCCATATATAATTGACCATATGGTATTATATAAAGATGACCCCCTAGCTTTCGCTAGAGGGACTAAATTGGTTTACGTTGTTTAGATCTCCAACGCTTGAGAATGTGTAAGGCTCTGACTCTCACTAATCCTTTAAGGCTGAGCCTGAATATAAGTATTAAAAAAAAGGAAAAAAGGGGGTTAGTTTGACTAAAGTTTAATATCTCTAATCTTACCTTGTGATTTGAAGTGACGACAAACTGTTTCGCCCATTGTTCTGAAAACACCTTTCTCAACAAATGCGTTGTTGATGAATGGATATCCAGCAGATCTTCTTGTTGCTTCATAGTATTCTGTTGGAATTGCGATTTGGATTCCGATTCTTGGATAACCATATCCTTCTGCATCTGATGTATCAAGTGCGAATAATCTACCGATCTCGGATGAGTCGCTAGCGTTACTTGGTGCATCTTTTGATGGAATGAATGGTATTCCGTAAATTGAATCTACGTGAATTCCGACACCTGTACCTTTGAAAGTTTGGATTCCGTTAACATCGATTTGTACGAGTGCTTCGCCGTATGGATTTGGAATACGGACAGAAGGCATATACAAGCCTTGTATTTCGGAGTAAACCTCGTGGGAACCAAGGAATACATTTGGATCTTTTCCTGCTGCAACACGGATCTTTCGTAAGAAAGTTCTTAGTGTATCATCAGTTAAGACACCATTGGTACCAATAGTACCAGAAGCAGATTCTACTGTGCTATCAAAGTCTGTTCCAGAGTCTCTATCAATGGTTGCGTTTGCTGCCCAAGGGTCATAATAACCTGTTTGTGAACCACCAAGAGCATCTTCTTCAGCATCAGAGCTGACGATTCTGTCTAGTGTTTCAAAGTCTTTAGTACCAGTATTGGCACCACTTGCCCCTGCGGCTTCGGCTTCAACATCTGCTAGAAGCATACGATTTAGAAATTCTTTGTGCTGTACTGCCATATACAAACGGAGTGAACCAAGTCCTCCCCAAATGTCATCTTTAGAGTGTGTTGCTAACCATTCCATAACCTCAGTTGCACTGAAAGGCAATTGAGCTGTCTTTGGTCTAACATCAATCTCTTGTAATGTTGGCTTTACTGTCTCAGCAATATTTCCACCTTCACTAGTTCCTCCTAAGGTTGTGTTACCTTGGTTGGTGTTTAGTGCTGGTTTGGCTGTAATGACCCTCCATCCAGATTTGTCCCATGGATATTTTGGTAAGATACCAAAAGCGTTTGCCTCAAGGTTTAATTGAGCCCATGCATATGCGCCGAAGATAGCATTAAATGTACCTGCGGTGCTTGTTGTTACTGGAGCATCTGCTTTTCTAAGGAGGTTACGGTTATAGCCGTAGTATTGTGCTTCCAACTCGTCGATTGTTTTGATTTGTACCATTTTAGTATTGACCTACCTCGTCTGGAGTTGGTTGATAGTAAGTTCCTTTCAGAATGTTACGTGCGACGCTTGCTAAACCCTCATAACCGCCTTCTCTTGCATCTTTCAAGATTGGACTAAAGTCCTCACTGAATGATTTCTCTACAACAGTTGTTGGTCTTGGAGTTTCTGTAGAAAAAGTGTGTTCTGCTTTCTCTTGCATTTTCAACTCACCTTCGTCACTTTCTGGTGATTTCTCACCGTCAGAGTTTTCCTGATCAGAGTTCAAGCTAGTTTGTCTTGAATTTGATTGGTATTCATCTGGGACTGTGACTTTTGCTCCTACATCTTCTTCATCTGAAACTGCTGGTTTCAATGGGAGGTCAGTTGGAGTTTCTAAGGCTTTAAGTCTGCCATCAATACCCTCTAGGGTAG